ATAATAATGTTCGAGCACAGAAGTGCCGAGATGATAAATCATTCAACCCACTCCGTACCACACGATTCGCACACAAAGTGTACGATCGGCATTCCGTCTTGTGGGTCTTTGTCGCCATCAATAATGACTCCTGTCACGTTGTTTGATTCGCATTTTGGACACATGCTCATTCCTCAAATTTGTAGCTACAATTTGTCCTGGTAATCGCCTGTCAAAAACAGACTCCTGAAAGGTTTGTCAGGATGCGATCACTAACACCAAGGAGGTGTAAAAGAATACAAGCGAGTGCGACCTCGACTCGATTATTCTTCAGGTGGTTAAGAACGGATACGGTAGTAACCGCACCCTTGACTTGTGCTGCAGCTTCAGTAGTAGATGGTTCCATATTCATTGCCCCATCTTTTGCGCTGCGACGCCTTTGTACATTCCTTCTGCAACGTGCACAATGACTGTGACTGGAGCATTAATGATTGAGCCTCGGATCCGAAGAAGACCACAAGGCAAAATCATTGGCCCGATTGCTCCGTCTGGATTGTATTTGCTAACAGATGCCTGTTGATGCAATACTGCACAGTCCGCATTTGTTGACCCACCAGGGTAATTCAAATGATCGTACGGCGGCATGTTGTTATCTTCACGAATAACTTCTGCGAGTTCAGGTTCTTGCGAACCGCTATCCGTTAGAAGATTAAAAAATGACGCACCCAGTCCTGCAGGAACCGATGGATCGGTATCCTGGACTGTTGCTCTTGATTCTTGATACGCATTGACGAGACCGATGCGTATTCCAAAATCTGGTCCGACCAAATGGGCCGTCCTTTCAAGAGCAGGCAGTGGGTTGCCGGCACCGTCAACACTGTGCTGCGGAAGCACATAGGTCGAATACTCCCATTCCCCTGCCATATAATCCGCCTCGTCACCATCCTCAGGATTGAGGGTGTTGCCAGATGCGTGGTGATCATCAAGCCGAACCTTAAATCCGTGCCACTTACCAGCGACGGACGGATTATCCTCAAGAACGAGTTGGTTCATTTGATTCCAAAGAGCATGGCCTTTTACATGCGCATTTTGCACTGCCCATGTGTTTCCGGCAGAATATGCCTTCAATGTGAAAATGTCAGCCGATGTAGCTGACTGTGGATACACAAATGTAATCCCTTTCAAAACTACGTTGCAATCTTGCTCGTAGAAACGTCGATTGACACGAGACAAGTCTCGCATAACGTCAATATATTGGTCTTGCGAATTTGCGGCGCCCTGATCCGACGTGGCAGGTGTCCACCTGTAGACCAGGTCAGTCACTGCTGGTTGAATTCTCATCGCAGATTTCTTCTTTCGCTTTACAATCTGCTTCTTACCCTTTGTTGGCATACCAATAGGTATAGCAAGGCGGTTAATGAGACTTCCCCCCGTAGCGCCCTACCCCCTCCGAACATGAGAACCACTCCGTATTCCGTGACCTCCAGCCCCGGATTCCCATCTTCTCCGCCTTTCCACCGGAGGTGGGGGTCCTAAGTAGTTCCCTATCTTTGTGCGCAATTACTTGCGCGTTAGGCGAAATCGCCATGCGCCGGATCGCTGATATTGGCATCTCCGGCCTTCACAACATCCACGTCTGCACCAGAAGGCATCTTGGATGGTTGTCTTTACACGATCAACCGTTGGTTTTTCGCACGTGCATAGCCATGGAACTACGCTGTCCGAATCGCCGTAAAGTTCAGTCACAGATACACAAGTGTCACACTTGGGTGACTTCATCGCCAACACCCGCAATAGGTGTAGCCGCATCGAATGCAGGGTGCAGGCCTCGCCACGGGCGGGCGTGGCTCCGCCACCATTGCTGCACTGCCTTCGGCATTGTACTCAAGTCCATGCTGGTGTTCGATATTCAAGATTGAATCCGAGGTTGTTTGCCCGTTCATGACCCAAAGGAGGTCAATTCGGTGTATAAATTGACGCCCCCGAGCCGATACCGACGGTGCCGGTTAAGCCTGATGCAAACATTTGCCACAGTCCTCGTTGGCGTTCTTCCGGTGCTCGTTCAATAACTTCGAAATTGGCAGCGGCTAAAGCAACCGGTGCCCAAACTGGGATCGTAGCGGTAAGACCGACTCCAAGTCCCATCCGGGTTAAATCTGGCCTCATCGAATAAATGTGTCCAGGGTGGCCATATCGACCATGGCTCGGAGTTCCCGATCCACGTACCCACTGGCCATGCGGTGCCCGCATTCCCACTGACAAGTTGGGATTTTCATTCCCAAATGCCTTGTCATAATAATGTTCGAGCACAGAAGTGCCGAGATGATAAATCATTCAACCCACTCCGTACCACACGATTCGCACACAAA